TTGGCGTTGCTTAGCTTTAGCCTGACTTTCGACCTCAAGAGCTTTTAGCCTCGTCTTATCTTCCTCCAGCACCCAACACTCAACCTTTTTTAATCCCATCGCCGCTTTCTTCAAGCGATGCGCTTTGTTTCGTTTAGCTGCTGTCTTATCTTTCATATTAAAAATTATAGCCTACCGTAACGCGATACACAAGCATAAAAATACTGCTCATTTATCCACTATCTAAAATCCTGCTAAAATACACCAATGTCAAAAATCTACGCCGCCAACGTCGCCGAACAGGCCATTCACAAATACAGCGACCCCGCACTATGGGCGCGGTTTGTCTGCGGCGTTGAACTCGACCCGCTACAGATTTGGGACTGGGAGCGCATGAACACCCACCCCAACACCATCAACTGGGCGGCGCGAGGGATGCGCAAAAGCTCAACCATTGGCATTCGCTCCTTGTACCAACTGTCCCGACGTCCCGATGGCGAACTGCTCAACGTCCAGCCCCGCAAAGCCCAGGCCGATAAGTTCATGAAGGAGCACATGCTCCAAATCATTTGGCGTTCCGACATCCTTCTCAGCTACATCAACCGGCAAAGCGGGCGCAAGAAAATCAACGAAACCTCGTTTGAGTTCCAAAACTACTCCAAAGCCTGGGGCGAGGGGGTTTATGCCAAGGTGGACGGCGGGACTATCACCATCTTCGTGTTTGACGAGGTCGAAGACATGGACGTTACCCCCCTCACGTCCAATTTCTTGCCGATGATTGCCCGTACTGAGCGCATGGGCAGCCGGGTAAAAATCGAGCCAGAAATCCGGGTTTTGGGCGTGATGAAAGGCTCTGAAGTGCTAGACCTGTTCATGAAAAAAGGCTTTTACTGCATGACCCAACCGGACTACCCCCACGGCCCGATCATCGGCAATGCCGAAATGGGCCTGCGCATGGGTATCTTGAATCACGACATGCTGGCAATCATGCGGGAAACCATGCACCCGGATGACTACACACGGCAAATGGAATGCAAGAAAGTTGAAAGCGACAACGTCATCCGTTACTCATGGATTCGTCGCGCCATGACCCAAGCCCTCGAAGCTGCGCCCCCGATGCCCGGACGCGAACACCAGCGGCGCGGCGTGGTGAGTATCGGGTACGACCACCTGGGCCACGGACAAAACGAAAACAGTTCCAAATCGGCGCTGGTCGTCGCTGAAATGATTGGCGAATACGTGACCTTCCCCTATGTCCGCACCTGGCCTGCTGACGCTGACGAAACGCGGGATATTCTTCCCGACCTGGTTTCTATCTGGCGCTATTTCCGCCCTGATATTTTCAACGGTGACGCTTACGGCATAGGATTATTGACAGCCCTGAATGATGAACTGTGGCGATTGAACCTCACCAACATCGACCGACGCACCATCAACGAAGGACGCAGCACGGAGTCCAGTTGGGTAGATTGGGCGGCAAAGCCGGTGCGCTTCGGCGGATTACAAAAGCACAACATGATAGATGCCATGCGCCTGCTATTTCAGCGCGAACTGGCGAAAATTCCCTGGTTCGATGATTCCCCGCAAAACGTCAGCGGAGCTAATGCCGACCCGCTAATGGTGGATTACAACCGCTTTATCCACCAACTCGCCAACATCAACAAACTGCCGACGAAATCCAATTATCCGAGCTATAAGATGGATAAAAAGGACATCGGCGACGACCTCTTTGACGCTGCCAGCGCGGCGGTGTGGGGCTTGGTATCGAGGGGTCTGGTGGCAAACACGGTTATTTTAGTCTCCCACCGCCCGCAAATGCAGATTGGTAGAGCAGAATATTTGCCGAAAAAATAACCCCTCGTTACGGCGCGACTAAATAGCGCCGTCTATAGATTTCATCCTTTTAACCCAGTCAATTGCATTCGGAATGCACATGTTCCCATGAGACACACATGGAGGAATTTCTTTCAATAAATTATCTAGGTTTTTAATCAAAGAATCCTGATTGTTTAATAAATCCACAATTTTAGATGTTTTGATTATATCCCCATCAAACATAATGTCATTGCCGTCATGCGTAAACATTTGTTGTTGCTCAATCATGTCTAATTTTAACCTTACCGGAAGCCACGGTGGATTTTAAGCTTGGCCGCAAAGATTGCATGTTGTCTTCCAACATTTCAACTATTTGCGCCCGATGTTGAAACGCGCCGATAGCGTAAGCGCGGCGAATTGACTTTTCTAAAGCATCACGGTTTTGGTAAAACTTAGGATGACCTTTATTTTTAAAAAACCGCACGGCGAAATCAGAGCTACATACTCTTTTGCCTATTGCTATCAACATATTATCTGAAACCCTGGATAATTCAAAATTAACGTCCATGATTATTCTCCTATATCAATTGAAAGCGAAAGCCTATACTCCACAAACTTCAGCAACAAGCTGTGCTCGTGAAAATACATCCAAATAATTGCATCAATCATCGCCTGCCGTGAGGCGTTTAACGGGGCTTTGCCAAGTTTTACCTTGTTCCAGTGCTTATCATCTGAAAAGCCCAAAACTTTGGCAAAGTCTTTGTTGTTTACTCCGCAAAGTGAGGGGAGCGCATCAAGCGTTATGCCTTGCTTGAACGCTTCAAAGTCTTCATAACTTTTCATTGTCATAATTCCATTCTTTCTTGTTAAACAAATATGTTTCAACACCTTTGAAATGATTTTTATACGCCATTTTTGTGTTGCCATTTATGTAATTGCCGATATAAATATAATCGACATCTTCTTTCGCAGCGTGATCAATGACTTTTAATACCATAAAAATACCCATACCACGTTTCTTCATGTGCGGGGAATAGAACGAGCGTGACAGGTTAAATCCGCCACCGAACCTATCTACACAGGCTACGCCTACAAGCTTCTCATCTAAGTAAAAACGGAATAAGAATGTATCGCTCCATGATGCCGACAAGAAACTCATGGTATCTACCGTATGCTGGTAAGCGTGCCTGATGCTTAAGTATTCGTTCAAAAGGTCTGTGGTTTCTTCATCAAGAAACAAACCTGTGGTGCTTAGAGATATATCTACGTTATTTTTAAGCAAGCGACGCTGTGAACGGTTGGGGCTGAATTTACTCACATTTATTCTTGCCGGTAAGCATTGATGGCATGAGTGGCAAGACGGCCTGACCATGTTTTCGCCGTTTCTTTCAAACCCGATTTCGGTCAGTTTTTTTTGCAATAACGGGGTAGCATTTTCAACCACCATCATTTCTGCTTTTTCACCCGTAAATTCGCATGTAAACGGCATGGATAATTTGTATTCATTCATGCTGAATGCCCCGTGGCAACAGCATCCGTGATGCTGGTAATGTTTACAGGAATGGGTAAAAGCCAATGTATGACGGGGATTTTCTCATCTGTATCTTTGTCTTTTTTCCAATACAAATGCCAGTGCGCACGCCTGACATGGGGTTTTAGCGGTTCTTTTTGACCATCAAGCTCAATGCCTCCGTGAGTTCTCTTTTCAGCCGCTTCCAATGCCGAACCGATACGCCAAGCCACATGCCATTGCTGGATTTTTCCGGCAGCGGGCTGCTTGTTTTTTCTGACAATTGGTTTTGGCGGATCGAACTCCCTTCCTTCCGGGCTGTTTATTTCTCTGTTCTTGCTGCACAGATAAAGCAATACAGCAATAAAAGGCTTTAACTCGCTGCACTCTGATTCCCATGATAAGCCGGATTTTTTGTAATCTGATGAGCTGTTTTTCCAGCAGTCTTCAAGCGTGTCTCCATTAAGCCGTATGGAACGGGTATAAACCGCCCATTCACGCGAGAAATCATCAAACAAATGGATGACCAAGTAAGGCGTCTGGTTATCAGGAAAGCTTGAGTTAAGATACGCAATCATTGCATTTATTCTCTTCCCGTGAAACCAAAAACCCGGCGTTTCTACTGCCAGGCAATATTCAGGGAAGTGCATCAAAACACCGACCGGCGCAGTGTCAGGCAGTACGCCTTCTCTAAGGTATTCAAGCATTTTGGGATGAATGCTATAAAAACCTTTGCCAAGTCTCCACCGTGCCAATACAGCGAGCACTTCTGCTGTGTAAGTGAGGTTTTCGCTTTCCGCCTCAGAAGGCATTAGTCCATCATCAAAATCCTGCTGCCACTCAGCAAACGGTGATTGCTGATAAAGTCCGTACTTCCATGCAATGCTTTCCAATAACACATTAGGGACATAACACCATTCAGGCCAATGCCAGCCGGGTATTGTTTGGTTAGACCTTGCTATTTTGATTTTTGATTCACTTAGGCGAGACTGCGCCAAGACAGACCAAAACATGCGGGATTTTTTGTCACGCGGAAACTGGTTTAGTTTATCTTGCAGATACGCAGGGAGGAGTGGAATAGGTTTGTTCATGGTATGATTAACTCGTATCAGTATCCAGTTAGGGTTAAAAAGCCCCGTCAGTGTGCGCTAACGGGGCTTTTTATTATGCTAAACCGTTAGTGTAAGCTTGTTTTACAGCCCAATTTTTGGCATCAGCCAAACTGTTAAATTTTGTGCTTGACTGATATTCACCGCAGTCCAGCACATATTTTACAGCTTTACCGTATTCATTTACCGCAAATTCAAAGCTATTTGGTTTGCGGAACTCAGCAAAATCTTTGCAAGCTGCATTTAATGCGTTTAATGATTTTGAGCTTTCAATTTTTTCAATTAATAACGGTTTCATGATTAACTCCAAGTTTCAGTTTGGTTAGGGTTTAACTCGTTAAGCGATTAACTTAAGAATAAGCTTATAGTAATAATTACCATTTGTCAAAGTTTTTTATTGTCATTCGTTAATTGTTAATTGATAATTAAACCATGAGAACCCCCGCAGAAATCCAAGCCGCCATCACCAACGGCACCCGCATCGCCTTCGAGCAGTTCAACACCCTCGAAGCGGACTATGTTGACGAGCTTATCCGGCTATACCAAGAAACAGCCGACGAACTGACCGACCTGATAAAAAACAGCGCCAACAGCCTCGGCAAAGTCGATTTAGCCGTGCTGCAAGTCATTCTCGCGCAAATCCGTCAACGCCTGGAAGTGCTGGGCGAACAATCCAACGCCACGGTCATCACCGCGACCAAAGCCGCGACCACCACCGGCACAGCGGCGGTGATTGGCGCAGTACCGGAAGCGGCTGTTAATCGCGCCGCGACGGAAGCCAGCGAGTTCGTATTGAAACTGTATAAAGCCGATGGGCTTGGACTGTCGGAAAGGCTTTGGAACATCAACCAAGGCGCACTTGGACAGGTCTCCCGCGCCGTACAAGCCGCGATTGTTACGGGTGAGGGTGCATATGAAGCTGGCTGGGAATTGATGGCTAAAAACGCCCAAGAGGCGCTTTTGACCAACCCACAAAATGCGCTATTCAAAGCCGCGAGGGTGATGCGCACCGAGATGGCAAGGGCGCACTCGGCGGCGTATGTGAAAAGTACCGAGAACATCCCCGGCTTGATTGGCTACAAGTTTGAACTGTCACCCCTGCACACCGTGGTGGACATCTGCGACAGCATCGCCAAGGCCGACAACTACGGCCTCGGCCCCGGCGTTTATCCCCGCGAGTTTGTCCCGGCTATGCCGGTGCATCCTCATGGGAGGTCGTTATTGGTGGCAGAATTTGCGGACTAATCATCATATATGCCGGGTAATCCGGCATAAAAGGCTCCGCGCCGTTTACCGCTTCAATTTCCAGCTTAACCAACGCGCACTTATTATGCCGATGCCACCGCGCCCATGCGGTTTGGGCTTCTTCAAGGCTTATCGGCTTCTCTGACGTAACCGTTTCTTTACTGCTGACAAACTTTAACAGGTACATGCTTAAATCTCCGCTTTAATGGTGTTAATCAGGCGTGAAAAGTAGGCCGTATTGCCTTTATGCTTTGAATTGCCGCTTTCGTCCTTTTCTCTTAACTTTGCCATAATCTTGTTATTACTAAGACCCGGCTCAATCATCAGGATTTTACGAATTTCGGCCTTGCAACATTCTTCGTCCTGAGTACCTCTTGACGTTTCCCGACCGTTTCCGGCGTTTCCAGCGGGCTTTACCGTTTCCGAAACACCCCCGGAAACACCGTTTCCGGCTTGGCTATCGTCACCGGCAAAACCACGCGCTGCCGCGTTTCCGGCGTTTCCGCTGTTTCTATTTGGAAACGGTGTTTCTATTTGGAAACGGGTGTTTCTATTTAGAAACGCGGCGTTAAGGTCATCAATAAACCCAGGATACTGTTGTTGCATCCATGCCGTTGCCCCCGGATTCAAAACCGCTTCGCCTTCGTGGGCATGAATCAACCCGTCACTGTGAATATGTCCACCGGAAAACATCGCCGGGACTTCGTCGCCCATGTGCGGGCGTGATACTTTCGCAGGCGGGATGCTTGGCTCGGTTCCCATGCGGCGGCGGCGATTCCAGCCCCAAAACACAAAGCAGAGCTGCGCAGCGGCTTCAGTAAATACCGCCAAATACAACCAGAAATTATCGCGAATGCTTTCATATGGATACCCGGAAATATTCGCCAGCGCCCGGAAGCCCGGCACTTGCGCATCCTCAAACGCTGTCGGCAAGGCTTGTGCGTTCAAGCTTTGCGCATGGCTTGATGCACCTTGATAGGCTTGCCAGCGGTTCATGATTTGCTGTTGCTCTTGCATTTCGCCCTTAATACGGGCTATTTCCGCGCAGTACGCGGCGTAATAACCACCGCACCCATACTTTGCTATCACGCCCGACACCGGCCCGACGCTGCGCCCTTGGCTGTTCTTGGCGTCGCTGGCTTGGTAGGCGCTCAATTCGCGCTGTAACCGCTCATATCGCGCTTGTGCCGCTTGTGCCGTACCTTCATCGACTGCCAGCGTTTGCGCCCGGTCAATCGCCGCCTTGCGCTCTTCAATCGCCAGTTTATACGTGTCGGAACCTTGCCGCAGTTCCGCCTCTTTGCCTGCGGTCACGTCAGCCAGGAACGATTGACCGGAAACGACCGAGATAAAAATGGTCGAAGCCATGAGAAACAGCGTGGCGAACACGTTAAACAATTGCCCGCTTTGCCAGAAGGCGGTCAGCCAAAACGACATGCTGTACTGAATCACCACGAAGGCGATAAACATAATCAGCAACACGCCAGTAATAAACACGCTGGCCGTCAGCGTCAGCGGGAAGTTGATATTTAGCAGCACGCTGGCGAAAGCCAAGGAAATCGCCGTCATGCCTATCACGTTTTCAGCGGTTTGGCCCAAAAAAGCCCCGCCCGTATTCGCGGCTGGAATGTATTTGACGATCAGATACCCAATCAAAAACACCAACGCCACCACGCCCAAAATACCTGCCGTGCCGATGTCCATCATTTCCCACCTCCGCGCAAGATTTCACCAATCCACGCGCCAGCAATCAGCGCGACGACAACCAAGCCCACATATAAAATGTCCATACAGCCCTCCGTAAAAATGACATATGTTATGGATACAACATATGTTATATACTGTATAACAGTTTTAGCTTGATAACAAGGTGATAACATGCCGAAAAGACAGATTGGATGTAGATTAAGCGCCGAAGCTATCAAAATAGCTGAGGATTACGCCGCGCAAAACGGCATCAGCCGAGAGGCGGCGATTGATGAATTGATACGGAGAGGCAATCAGACGTTTATCGACAGTTTGGACAGGCTTAACGATTTAGCCACCCTCGTCGCGGAGAAATTAACAATTAACAATTAACAATTATCAATTTAATCAACGCCACCACCAGCGCCCGCTTGTCATTTCCCAACCCGGCCAGCGGGTCAGGCACTTGCGCCTCGTTGCGCAGTACACGACACAAATACTCGGCCCAGATTTCTTCCCGCAACAGCCTTTATCCATTGCAGTCCCATCGCCGTTTCAAAGATTTTTTCCCGGTCACGGTCTGACTTGATTTTATAGCGTTGTATTTTTCGGTTTTTTGCCTTGCCATTCTTCAATTTTCGTCTTATACTTCTGTACAGATTTCGTACAAATGAGCTTGGCAGATGCACACTACTGAAGAACAATTTTTACAACACCTTAGCGCCGCAATTCTTTTATGCCCGGCGCAAGACAATAAGAAAGTCTTGGAACACCTGGTCGAAGCCGGGCTGGGCTACCAGGGCATGACGTTAAATGAGGTGGCGGAAAATGAAAACATCAAGCGTCACCATGCGCAACTACTGTTAAGAGGCAAGCGCGGCAAACGCAAGACAGCAATCCGCAAGCTGGAAAACATAAGAAAAGCCGCTGCGCCTTTAGATATTACTTTTTCAACCGGAGAAAGTCATGAAAACAACTCCTCCCTACCGAGCTGACGCACCGCAGTGCAGACACTGCGGAAGCACAAATTACGTCAAAGCCGGACTAATCTCCGCCTCGAAGAAACAGGCTTATAAGTGTAAAGACTGCAAAAGGTATTTCTCGGCTTGGTATGACCGTCAATTTGTCTCTACAACATGCCCCACTTGCGGAGGAAAAGCACAAGGAGGCGGGGAAGCAAAAAACGGCAAAGAAAAAGCTAAGCGCTTATTTTGCCCAAACTGCAAAAAAACATGGAGAACGCAATATTGCCAAAGGCCGGAAAAAAGGCAATTGCTGAGAAAACTTGAAAAAATGAATGACGTTGGCGAGTGCTTTAAGCACTACGTCAAACGCTACCCGATGACGCTCGCCGAGTTTGTGGATTACGTCGAGTTCGTCACCGATAAACCAGTAATAAACGGAAAAATAAACCTTTAACAACACAGTCCCCTTGAATCACGCCTTAACTGGCGCGACAAACACCACGCAGAGGCGTGATTCAAGGGGATTTTAGTACCACGGAGACAATCACATGACCTCACTTACCCCCGCACAACAAGCCATGCTGCCTGCATACAGAATGGCCCTTGACGAGTTCCTCTATGCCGCTGCCGAAGTCGGCGGCGAAATCTACCACTTGAAAGGCCATCAGCTTTTATGGCTGGCCGATAAAGCCAAAGACCTTGACGAAGCACTGCTGCCGTTTCACGACTGGGTAACGTGCTGGAAATGCGGCGTCAAAAATAACCTGAATCATCCTGCGCATAAATGCCGCTGTGGTGCGGATTTAATCCCGTTTTAAGGTGGCAGACATGAGCAAAATAGAATGGACTGAACAAACCTGGAACCCGTCACACGGTTGCACCAAGGTTTCCCCCGGCTGCAAACATTGCTATGCCGAAACAATGGCAAATCGTCTGCAAGCCATGAAAGCTGGCGGCTATGACAACGGTTTTGCGCCGACGGCTATTTATAGCCGCTTGAACATCCCGCGCAATCGCAAACAACCGACGCTGTATTTCGTGAATAGTATGGGAGACTTGTTTCATCCGGCAATCACGCGAGAATTTCAGATTCGCGTGATGGAAGTGATCACCGAATGCCAGCACCACAAGTTCCAAATCTTGACCAAGTACACCAAAGAAATGCGGGCGTTTTTCGATTCGTATTACGCACACATCACCATGCCGCAAAACTTCCAAATCGGTGTCAGCGTTGAAGATATTGAATACGGCATCCCGCGTATTAACGCGATTCGCGGAATGCCTAACACCTTTCTCTCAATCGAGCCGCTGCTGGAGGATGTGTCGCCAGCGCTTGACCTGACAGGTATTCACTGGGTCATTGTCGGCGGCGAATCCGGCCCCAAGGCCCGCCCGATGCACCCTGAGTGGGTGCGCAGAATCGAGGGCTTGTGCTTCGGCGATGACGTGCCGTTTTTCTTTAAGCAGTGGGGAACCTGGATACACTCGTCGCAATATGAGCCAAACCCGCACACGCGGCGCAAACCATTGCCTGAATATAGCAAGGTCGGCAAAGGAAAAGCCGGACACCTGCTCGACGGCAAAGAATACCGTCAATTTCCTGATTTTTTACGCGCTGATGCTCCGTTTTGAACCGAGAAAACCCAATGACCCTCTCATTCCAACAAGTCAACGACCGCATCAGCTTCGACACCGTTAAAAACTGGCTCCCCAAGGGCGACAGCGGCAACGGCACAAACGGCGCGTATTATTCCTGCTGTAACCCTGTCAGCGGGGAGAAAAACCCCTCGCTGACGGTGTGGGAGAGTGGCGCATGGAAAGACATGACCGGCATCGCCAGCGGTGGCGACTACATCAGCTTGTATGCCTACCTTCACGCAATGAGCAACGGCGACGCCTGCAAAGAACTGGCGGAGCAATACGGGATTCAATGGAAAACCGACGCCCCGCAACAGCCCAAGCAGGAAAAGTCCCGCGCTGAATATGTCGCTGACAACTGCCTGAAGCCCCAGGACGTGACCGCGCTGAAAGACTACCTCACCGGGCGCGGTATCAGTGAAAAGGCCATAGATAAAGCCTTGCTGTGCCGTAACTTGGGGATGAATACCTACCACAACCCCGCCAAGCAACCGGGCGACAAATTCTACGGTGGCGACGCTGCCGCGTTTATCGTCCGGTCAACAAACCCAGGCCACGTTCAAGCCGTCGATATGCGCTTCTTCAATGCCGCGCTGAATGGCGGACTGAAAACCCAGTGTCAAGGGGACAAGACCGGGTATTTTTGGACACCGGATTACAAAGCCATTGCCGCCTGTCATACCGTGGTCGTGTGCGAATCCAGCATCAACGCATTATCCATCGAATCCTGCGGGCTAAAAGGTTACTACCCAATGGCGACGCTAGGCATCGGCAATGCCGTCAATCAGCACTGGGAATGGTTTAGAGGGCGGCGGGTGATTATTGCCCTCGACAAAGATGCTAGAAAAGAAGACAAGGACGGCAAAGCCTTATTCCCCGGTCAAACCACCGCCTGGGCGCTATATGACCATTTAACCGACTTGGGCTTGGCCTGCTTTTTAGTTGACCAATCACGCTGGAAGAAAAAAACCGCGCCGACTAATGCCGACATTGATAATTATATGGACAACAACCCCAGGCAAAAAGCCTATGTCGAAAGCCTGCGCCAAGCCAACGACCCTAAGGCTGAACAAGAATACGCCCGGATTAAACACCATGTCGAAACCCACGGCATCGACTTGAATGATTACTTGCAAGACTGGGGCGCTGACGCCCTGGCCGATGCCCTGCAAAACGTCGAGCAATGGCTAATTCCCGGCGTCCCCGGCGTACAAGAACGTGGGCGCAAGTACCGGGTGTATTTACCGGAAGACGACATCGGCAGCTATGAAACATTCCGATCCAGCGCTGTGCATACCTGGAAAATTCGCCGCATCACCAAAGAAGAAAAAGACGAAGAAGGCAACGTAGTCGGGGAAAAGACCGAAGAAATCAAAGAGGACGTGTGCGGTTTTCGTATCGCCAGCTTGCGCCGCGTGGTAGTTGCCAGCGGTCAAAGCGCCATGTCTGGAGCCTATGACGACAAGCCAAAAATCCTCACCGCTGCCTATGTCCAAACCCGCACCAGTGGCAACGAACTAAAGAAAATCACCTTCGCCAAGGGCATTCACAACAAAGCCGAATGGGAAGGCGAGGACGGTGCCGGGGCAATCCTTGACGATAAGAAATTCAAGCGGGCGATGGTGACAATGGAAAACACCGCCCGCAATAACGAAGTCCGCACCGCTAATATTGTCGGCGTGGCTTGGGTAGACGGCAAACCGCGAGTGCTGGAGGGGCGCGATACCTATTTCCCGCTTCCGCACCAACAATGCGGCAGCTACAAAGACCTGAAATTCCACTCAGGGAAACCGGAAGACGCAAAACACCTGATCCATGCTGCCAGTCGGGTTTATACCAACGGCGCATACTTGTTAATGCTGACCTGGGCGGCGTGTACGCACCTGAAAATTTACCTGGGCTTTTATCCGCACATGAAAATCGAAGCCAGCAAAAGCTCCGGCAAGTCCATGTCGATTGAAAGCCTGGGCAAAGTCCTGCCCCTGGAAAAATATACAGTCATGGGCGCGAATGATTACCGCATCCGCATCAACATATCCGGCACCACCTTCCCGGTGGCCTATGACGAATACAGCAACGCCGACGCCCGGCAAATGAAATGGATCAACGACTCGCTGCAAAATTCCTACACCTACAGCAGCATTAGCACCAAATCAGAGGGCATCGAGTTCGTACAGTCCGCGCCGGTCATGGTGGGCGGGGAATCCACCGACGACATGCGCAGCGTGATTTCCAAAACCGTCCAGGCCACGATTAAAGCCGAGTTCAAAAACGGCATGTTGAACACCAACAAGGTGCCGAAATTCCCCGTCCGGCAATGGCTTGAGTACCTTGCCAATTTGGGTCGTGAACGGGTCGAAACCGTTTACCAGAATGCCGAAAAGAAGCTCACCGCCTGCGCCAGCAGCACCGACGAAACCGGCAAGCGCATGATCACTAACTATGCCGCCCTGCTGACGGGCTGGTATTTCCTCAGCGAATTTGCAGGCGTAGCAAGCAACAGCTACGGCGTAGAAGAAAACATCACCCGCGAAATGAACCACCACATCCAAAGCACCGAAGCCGACCGCGAACCGTGGGTATGGGTTATCGAGAAACTCTGCATGGAAATGGGCCGGGGTAACTACCCCGATCCGTGGGACGTGCAAGACGTGGTCAACAACGACCGCAACGAGACCAAGCAATGTTTGGTATTCAAGCTCAAATCGGCAATGGACTTTGTCCGCAACAGCAACAACATGCGCGATTTCCGCCAAGGCTTGCCGGTCAAGGGCGAACAACAGCTTAAAGCCCTGCTGCTGGAGAAAGGCGTCATATTCAAAGACCCGCACCACCCGTACATCCGCTGGATTGACCAAATCAAAAAACCCTGGCGCGAAGTGGTGGAGGTCATCGAAAAAGACGCCAACGGCTACCCGATTGACGACAAGGCCAGCATTCAACGCCTCAGCAAGCCGAAAACAACCAAATACACGCGCTTCATTGCGCTACCTATTGACCAACTCCTGCAATACGGCATCGAAGTGCCGCTGGCAGACTACACCGGCCTGATTGAGGGATTTGACGACGAACCAAACCCGGATGATCAGGCGTTTTAATCATCCCCTCTTTATCCCCTCTCCAGCCGGGAGAGGGTTATGGTGAGGGAAACTAACTTAGTACCACGGAGAACGACCATGAATAACAATGAAAAAGTAATTTTACGTTTCAAGTTGAATCTTTTGGATGAAGACATTGGATTTGGACTGATAGAAATGATTACGACTATTGGCTACAGGGAAACAGGCCAGAAGTTTTGTATGACTTTCAACGGGTCAAAAGGTTATCTCGATAACATTGAGATTTCATGCGAAGGAATAAAACCGCCACACGGCGCTAATCGCATTGAAGTTGCCAATTTGCGAACCAAGAATGGCAAACTACAAAGTAAATTCGTAACTATTTTTCATAGTCACGAGAACGGCGTCCGCGTTGAAGTAACCAGTAGACTACCCAAATTGCCACGTCCTTCGCTATTGCCAAATAAAGAGGAATACCTGTCTGGATGTTGGGCAGACGATATTCCATTTTAACGGCGCATAAACCGCCACAAAAACCTACATAATCAAGCCATAAAAGCCGGTTTCAGAGAAAAGTATCGAAGCGCACGCATTTAAAACCGATCCGCTCTGAAATCGGCTAAAACTAAAAAATAAGCCCATGAAAACAAAAGTATTTTTCATCAAAAAAAGCGGATCACCCAAAGTGATCCGTATGCCCAAAAGCGATCCGCTTTTGAAATCCATCTGGAGCAAACCGATCCGTTTTTCTATTTATTTATTTATCTATTTTTTGATGAAAAATAATAATAATAATAAAGAGATACGCCAAAAAAGCCGAAAATCCGTATTTTTGAAAGCGATCCGTTTTTTGAGCAAACCGATCCGCTTTTTGGCCTCCGCGTTTTCGCTTCACGCTTACAGCCGCAACGCTTTTGCCGATTTAGCACCCCGTTTCAAGCGCTTTTTTTCGTGTTACGCCTACGCATGAGCAGAAAAAAAACGCCGTAAATTCTGTAAAAACTGTAATTTTTTGATTTTTGGAAAACACTTTTATTTTTAGTACCACGGAGAAACGACAATGGAATTAACCGACTTAACCCCCAAGCAAAAAAGCCTTCTGCTATACCTGGAAACATGCGCCGTCGATTACGGTGGCGAAGTTGACGGGGCAAGGTTTGACAAAAGCCACTTTGAACAAGCCGAGGCATGGAATAAACAAGGGTTTATCTTGTTTGGACGCATCGCCAAAAAGACCCCGACCCAAAGCGGCAGAGGCTTCTGGTGTGCGCTCTCCGATCATGCCTGGACGTTGGCGCACCAAGAACGGCACCGCCGCTTCAAATCAAAATTTGCGCACCGTGCCTGGCTGACAACAGGCGAAGCGGATGAATCGCTGTATTGACCATTGTTAATTGTTAATTGATAACTGGACATTGCAACCATGTACGACCAAGGCCATCACCCCCACGACCGCGACGCCCTGAACGCCACGCTCGAAGCCCATGCGCCCATGTACGACCGCAAAGCGCTACGCGAACAGTACGTCACCGAGTTCCGCCGCGCCTGGGACGACGCCAAACAAAACGGCGAACCCGAACACCGCCTCAACGGACGGGCGAGGTTCGCCGCGAATACCTGGTTGCGGGGTGTGCTTGGCATCAACCATCTTGTCATCCCTCAACGCTGATTAGTACCACGGAGAACGATAATGAAAGACAACACCGAAAACAAAGGCCCCTTAGTGCGAATTATCAGGGCCAAATTAAACGGCATGTATTACATTCAAATCAAACGGACTGACGGCGAATGGCATGAGACTGCCAACGGGCCGTTTGACCTTCTTGCCAATGCCAGAAGTTTTGAAAAGGGGATGCACGACTATCTCGAAAGCGCTGCGCTGATGCACCCATGTAATGATTGTTTTACATCCGTACCTCTTCATTACGCCTACCAGGTAGAAGTCGCCCAATGTATCGACGACCAGCATTGCTATCTGGCGTACTGCAAAAACTGTGGGTTAGAAATAGAAGGCGAAACAATGGATGAAGCCGTATCCCAATGGAATTTGGTTAATGGCGATATAGATAAAGACGCGGGTACGCTTATCGTGACTGATAAAGCATTCGACGACATCCCGTTTTAACTGTTCACTGAAAACTGAAATGTACCCCTGCAACTGCGGCCAATGCCGCGAATGTTTAGGAGAAACCGACATGACCATTACCGTACCACCGACCACCGCTTGCGTAATCTGCGGAAAACCATTCACCCCCAACGCCGACGCCTGCCAACTCCCCGGCAAAGGTTTGGCGCACTTGAATTGTGTGAAGGGGAAATAAAATGAGCCAAGAACTCATCCAAGAAGCCCTGCGCCACGGCATCACTGCCAACTATGCCGAAGACTGGGCCGAACGCTCAGCAATCCTCGAAATGGATGCCAGATACACCCGCGACGCGGCGGACATTCTCGCCGCTCAGCAACTCATTGCCGACATCCCGGCAGCGCAATACATCGCCAAGCTGCACATGGCAGCAGGAACCGGAACGCTCTGCGGCTCCCGTGCCAAGGCGGTAAACATCACGCCAAAGGCCAGTAAGGTGACATGCGCCCGCTGCCTGTCGGCAATGGCGAAAGCTGAAAAGCTGAAGGCGGCAGCATGACCTTCATCACCGCCCCCCAAGCCGCAGAGCAGTTAGGCATTAGCCTATCCGCCTTGCGCCGCCTGGATGCTATACTAAGTCCTGTCTGGCCCTGCAACCCAAAAAAGAAAAGCGGACGCGGCAAGCGCTACGTCCAGGCCAGAATAGACGAATACAAGCAAACCCTTTTAGTACCGGACACAACACCATGCCATACAAACGCACCAATTCTCCCTACTGGTGGATTTCGTACCAGGAGCCAGGCGGCAAACGCGCTGGCCGCTCGACTGGCCTCCCCAACACCAGGGAATACCAAGCCAAAGCCAAAAAACTTGAAGCCGAAGCCCGTCTTGAGGCTGGTAAGCTCAAACGCGGAGAGTTCGACGGGCTGACCTTCGACCAAGCGACGCTTGAATGGCTGGACAACGGCCTAAACTGCAACGGCAGCAAGCGCAAGGACAACACCAGCGCCGTGCATCGCTTGAAAAAACTCACCCCGGTTTTCACTGGCAAGCCGATCATCGAAATAAAACGCCCGGACGTGATACGCTACCGCAACGCCCGCCTGGCGGACGGAGCCAAACCCGGCACCGTCAACCGTGAAATCAACGTGCTTGGCAGCATCATCACCCAAGCCATCGACGCCTACGGACTGGAAATGCTCAACCCCACCAGCCGCACTAGGCTCAGCGAAAAAGACAGCGCCAAAACCCGCTACCTCACCCGCGCCGAATACCACCGCCTGATAGCCGCCTGTGGAGAAAACCATATCCTGAAAAGTTTTATCACCCTCTCCGTGCAATTCGGCTTCCGCCTCAACGAAGCGCTAAAGCTTGAATGGGCGCGGGTAGACTTGGACGCCAACAAGATTTATTTATTTAACGAAGACCAAAAGAACGGCGACACCACCGGCATGACTATTACCCCGGTAGCCAGAGAAGTATTTATAGAATTGAAACAAACAGCCGGGAGTAGCCCCTACGTCTTCACTAGGGCCAACGGCAAACGCGCCGAAAACATCACCCACGGCTTCAAGAACGCCTGCCACCGCGCCGGCCTGGAAAACGTCACGCCCCACACCCTCCGCCACACCACCGGCAGTTGGTTAGCCCAAGACGGTCACAGCGCCCGCGAAATCATGGAATACATGCGCCACAGCGACATCAAAACCAGCCAGCGCTACATGCACCTCGCCCCCGACAACATCGAGCAATGCGCCAAGTCGCTTGCGGTATAAACCCGCTACATTCCCGCTACACCAACCCGTTACACGCCGTCGAAAGCGTTTATTAATGCGGGGTTTTAAAGTTGTGTTGGTGCCGAAGAGATAAAGCAAGCCCCCAAACAACAAAGCCGGAATCACGGTGTAGCGTGGTTCCGGCTTTGTGCTGTGTGGCCTGTGTGGCCTGTGGTGGGCTATCTGTCGCTACATTTTCGCTACAGTGGTTTTTTAGCCGTGTCTCCACCAGATTTTTATGCAAATTGTGTTGCAAGTGTATGATTTTTAGCCATAAAAAAAGTTATGTCTATAATATATGTTGTGTTTTGATTATACTATATAGACACATTAAAAAAATTTTCTGGCGCGTTGGACTTCTTGAGGCTGTGTGAGATTTATTGAGATAAAGCCTAGATTTTTAGCCGTCTTGACTTGTTTTTTTGGTGTGTAAAAATGCACTTGCACAAGTTACAGCTTGTGCAAATGCCTGGTTAAGTGAATGTTTGGAGTATCTATTATGCACAATCAAAAAATGTTCTCTTTCGTTGACGTGATAACGCCTCAGAAAGCGGCTGAATATTTGTCTAAAAACAATAAGAACCGGCGCTTAAATGATAAAGTTGTCAAGCGTTATGCTAACGACATGGCCGCTGGTCATTGGACTTTAACTCATCAAGGGATAGCCTTTGATTCTGAGGGGTTTTTGCTTGATGGTCAGCACCGGCTAAATGCCATTATTAAATGCGGGCGTCCTGTTTCTATGTTGGTAACTAAAAACATGGATAAGAAAAGCGCCAGAGATATGGATTGCGGCGTTATACGAAATGAATCACATCAGATTTCTATGCACGGTAGCGTAGAAATCACCAAAAACGATGTGTCGCGAGCTAAGTTTTTGCTTTATAGCAAAAATGGTCACACAAAGCCGACGCTTTCTGAAATAGAAGAATATTTTAAGCTTTACAAGAAAAGCTTTGCTATCGTTCCCAACAGAGGCGAGCGTTTTCTATCTGCCGCGCCAATTATGTCAGCTTTTATTGCCGGTGATATTAGCACTGGCGAAACTCAGAAAATAGAACGGTTTGCCGATATATTTTCAAGCGGGTTTTATGATAGCAAAAGCGATCAACTTGCCATATCGTTAAGAAATCACGTCATTAAAGAGGGTAAAAAGTATCAGACTAATAATACAATGCGGGAGCATGTTTTTTTGCTTACCTGCGTTGCGCTTGATTGGTTTTTGTCTGGTCATGGTTCAAGAATCCGCTTGCCCAAAATAAACGAAATAAACGGCGGATTAGTTGTTAATCCTTTTAATTATTAAGCCTGTCGATATTAAAAACACCATTTTCCTGATGCCGGGAATATGGTGTTTTTTTATACAGTAACATGTATAGCAAAACCGGGTTTTATGTACATGTGGTGGGTGTCGTGTATATGGAAGTGCGGTTTTTTGTGTGTATTAGTGGATAAAATAACAGTAAAAAAATTATTTGTCTGGAGGGTATACGATGCGTTTAAGGTCGGTTATGCCGAGTTCTCATCTTACCGCGCCGCTCAGAAATTCATTAAGGCGTATTTAATAGACGTTGAGTATAAGGGTTTGTTGGGTTAATCAGGCAGCGGAGAATAAATATGAAAGCAGAATTAAAAGGGCTTGCCGAAGGCGCCCCCACTTGCGCGATTTGTGAGCATTTCAGTGCGTTTGAAGGGAAATGCGTACATCGTGAAAAAAAACCAGAACACGGCAATGGTAAGCTGGATGATTATTGCGTGTTCTTTGCTAGAAAGTCGTATTTCTTGATAGACACGACAAAGGACTAAGTTATCTTCTCGTTCCCACGCGCTGCGTGGGAACGCTGAAGCTCCGCGCTGCGGAGCGGTCTTCAATACGCACCGCAGGCGCGGTGCTTCCGCATTCCAACGCGGCGCGTGGGAACGAGAAAAATTAACAATTATTTATCCCGCCCCAAAATTCTCACGCTTGTGCCTTCCAGATTTCTTACCGCGTCAGCTTGCCGATTGGCCTTGTCGATTAAGCCGTTAAATCTTCTCTCAGTTTTTTGGTAAGAAGACCTTACAGCGCCAATAGCCTGATTATATTTTTGGCTTTGCGTAAAGGTTTCGGCCAGGATTGCCGCTTGTTTTTTTGGGCTTCTGGTAAGCTTGTTTAAGGCTTTCTGGTTTATTTGGAAATTATGGGTGACAGCGCCTTGGCTTTGCTTGATGAAGGCATCCGCCGCGCTTTCAACCGTTCTTGCTTGCTGTTGAATTTTATCCAGTTGCCGATCCCTTTGCTGTCTTAAAGAAAAGGCTTTGTCTTCTAAAGCATCCGCCTTGCCTTCTTTGACGTTGGCACTATAAACCATCGTCCGGTCGCCAAATAATGGCGCGATTTCTTTGGAATCAATCACGCCCAATTCATTCGCGCCATACAGGAAATCATGGGCAACCTCAGCGCCGAAAGCGCTGGCGAATTTTCGATACACCGCCCGACCAGCCATGTCACACCTCTTTCAATTAACAATTATCAATTATCAATTAACAATTGGCACCATCACGCCCCGCCAAATTCCTTGCTAATCATCTTCATAAATACGTCCGGCTTGGCGGTTGCCAAGTCCTTGAATGACCGCTTGACCTCGGCTTTCGTCGGCACGCTGCCGTTTTTCATGGGCTTGTTGGCAAGCTTATCAACCAACTTGTCAATATTGGAATTGTAAGCCGCTAACGCCTGTTTTTTAAGCGCGGCCCGTGCTTGGCTTGCCGTCTTTTGTTCCTTGGCTTGTTGGGCTTTGTAGGCGTCAAGCTGCTGGTTTATTTTGTTTGTCCGACCTGGAATATTCAATTCACCGTGATCAAGACCTGACTTCGATTTGCTAAGCAGCGCCGCTTTTTGCTCAACGCTGAGGTCTTTGAAATTGGATTTCAGTTCGCCCTGCTCGTCGCGCTGGAGGTTGTACTCGTTGCTGCCGTAAAGGTATGACTTGGCGGCGGCGTCGCCGAATTTAGTCGCTAATTTTCTGTATACCGCACGGCCAGCCATGACACACCACCCTTTCAATTAACAATTATCAATTAACAATTAACAATTAACAAT